ACCGTCTCAGGCTTTACTATCACCAGTGCGTCACGCCATCGGGGCCAGCGGCGCCGCAGCATCACCCAGAACCGCCGGTCTGCATCGGTGAGCCGGAGCCGACGCTTTCCCTGCTGCCGCTGGTATATCTCCAGCTGCTGCTGGAGCGCAATGACCCGAAAGCACTGATCCCGCCGGTTGAGGAACAGCAGCGGCACCAACCACAACAGTACCTGCAGGAACATCCACTCACTCCCAGGTCGAGGGGTCGAAACCTCGGAGGTTCGGCGCGGAGCGAGCCACAGCCTCGCGAAAGCGGAGCGCGCCACGGCAGGACTCAGCACGAGAGGATCAGATTCGCCCTCTAGGGTCATTCAGCGACGCCGACGAGTATCTACGGTTCGAAGCCTTTCTGACATACACATCCCCTCCTGTGCTACAATGGCGCACAGCAGGCGCCGGTGGTACGTGCTCTCGGGTGCTGACCATGCAGACGAAGCGAGGAGGTGGGAAGATGGCTGTCTACCATCTGACGGCGACCGTGTGGCAAGAGGGTGACCAGTATGTCTCTCGCTGTCCCGAACTGGGAGTGGCGAGCTGCGGTGATACGCCCGACGAGGCGCTGGCCCAGCTACAGGAAGCCGTTGAGCTCTATCTGGAGAATGCGAAGGCGCTGGATCTGTTGCCCGACCTCGAGCCCACCCTCTCCGCGCCCCATCGATTCTGCTCGGCCATCGAGGTCAGCGTCCCTTGAGGGGCAGGCTGCCGGCGCTCTCGTCGCGCCAGTTGATCGCCGCTCTGGGTGGCGCCGGCTTTGAGGAGGCGCCGCGACGAGGTAAGGGTAGCCACCATGCGCTCATGCGCCGGGAGCCGGACGGTCGAGTCCGGCTGGTGGTGGTTCCGGAACGCCGTGAGTTGCCGCGAGGCACACTCCACGCGATCCTACAGCAGGCCGGGCTCACTCCCGAACAGCTGGCTGATCTGCTCTAGCGGTAGCCCGTTCCCCGATTGTCGGCACGGCCTAACGGTTCACACTTCTGCCGATGGGTCTGTACGCGCCGGTATCGGCCTACTCGGGGATTCCGAGATGGCATGGACCGCCTGCAAGCACGTAGGGGCAGGGCAAGAGACGGTCAGAGTGTGGTATATGACCTGGCGTAACCAACAGCTCAATCAGGCGATCAGGGTCCGGCACACGCCGGGCCCTGATCGCGTGTCCATGCCGTCCATCGATGTCCGCCGTCATGCGCTGCCATTACCACCCTCCACCGAGCTGCCTCCCGTGTCCCCGCCGGCATCGACCACTCCAGGTGCGGGCCGATCGGGGCCCGTCAGCAATCCATTCAGCTTCCCCACCGCCGCCTGCTTGGTCCTCGTATCCGAGTGCAAGTACTTGGCGGTGGTCTCCAACTCCGAATGCCCCATCAGTTCCTGCACGGTACGGATGTCCACGCCGTTGCGGATGAGGTGGGTGGCGAAGGTGTGGCGGAGCTTGTGAGGGGTGATGCCCAGGCCCTCCAGGCCGGCCTTCTGGATGACGATCTTCAGCATGCGGTTGATGCAGCGGCCATGGATGGGGTGGCCCTTCCACGCGCTGACGAAAAGGTGCCGGCTCTCGGTCTTGGTGCGATGGGGGAGGTAGGCCTGGATGGCTTCCACGACCTGATCGGTGAGCGGCACGACGCGCTCCTTATCTCCCTTGCCCCGGATCAGCAGCTGCCGCTCCTCCAGGTTCAGGTCGTCGAGCGTGATTCCGACGGCCTCGGACCGCCGGATGCCGGTGGAGAGCAGCAATACCACCATGGCCTTGGTCCAGGGGGTATCGGCGGCAGCAATGAGCTGCTGCGCCATCTCCTCGCTCAGGAACACCGGCACGTACTCCGAGACCCGGGGCAAGGGCAGTCGCCGCGCCGGGTTGGCCTGGGCATAGCCCATGTCCTGCAGGAAGCCGAAGAAGGACGAGATGCAGGCGTACTTACGGCGCAACGTCAAGGGCGCGGGCTTCCTCAGGCTGACTCCGAACTGGACGATCATCTCCCGGGTGATCTCCGTGGGGGAGGGCACGCGGCCCAGCCGGTGCTTCAGGAACTCCCGCAGCATCCTCATGTCCGTGCCATAGGCGCGCACAATCAAGGCGGAGAAGCTGCGGTAGTCCTTGAGGTAGCTGAGGAACTCCCTCACCGTGTCATCGTACGACATGCCCTCTTCTGCGGTTGCGTCCGTCACGTGAGCACCTCCAGTGCTGGATCAGGTGTCACGATACATCACTCTTTGAGCCCACTAAGTCCAGCGAAATCTGTGGGTGCGGAATTTCTGTTCTGGGCCCATTGACAGACAAGGGCAAGAAGCCAGAAAGTGCAGCAAATCCCAGGCTTTTTTGCCCATTCAGAGGAACCACGCGAAGGGAGTTCGTGGTCCATCTGCGGGTGAACTGAGGTGTGACTGCGATGCTTCTCAGAGAGCCGAAAAGGCTAGGAATTTGGGGGTGTTGAGAAAGTGCCCTATTGCGCGTCAGTCGGTGCGTAGCCAGAGGGATTGCCTTTGATCCTCGGAAGTGCTCGCCAATCCCGGCGAGTGAGGTCGGGGCAGCAGCGGGGATCGCAAGCTAATCAGATGGTCACCCAAGGCGGACAACAGGCGACGCAGGTGTTTCACCGCGCAAATGGGAGAAAGCGGCCGGGCGGTGTGCAGCGCCAGGCGCTTCAGGTTGATCACCGCCGCGATCAGATAGGCTTGAATGCGGACATTGCTCAGCCCGCGGCGCACCGCCCGTCGCAAACCATGTTGGGTTTTGGCTTCTCCATGCACCCCCTCCACCTGCCAGCGATGGCGACGAGAGGCCTCCACCATCGACTCGGACCAGCCTCGCTCTTTACGTCGCCGCGCCCGCAGCAACGCCGGGTAGCCGTCCATGATGCATACGCTGCGCGCCCGCGCGCTCGCCGGCACACACTCGCCCCGCCGCGGACATCCCTGGCAATCAGCCGGCCGCGCCCGATAGAACCAGCCGTCCCTTGCGCGAGCCATGCGCAGCAGGTGTTTCCCCGCCGGACAGCGCACCCGGTCATGGTGGGCATCGTAGGCGAAACGCCGCAGCGGCAGCCCTCGCTGCGGGACTCGCTCGGGCCGGGGCGGGATGAGGGCGGTGATGCCCAGTTGCTCCAGCGCCGCATAGTTGGCGCTGGAAGCATAGCCCCGATCCCCCGTCACTACCTGGGGCAGTTGGCCAGTCTGGCCGGCGGCCCGCTCCAGTTGCTGGGGCAATTGCTGGCTCTCGCTGGCTTCCCCGCTGGTCACCGCCACATCCACAATCACCTGTGCCCGATCATCCACCGCGGTGTGCTGCTTGTAGCTGGGCTCCAGCCGCTGGCCCGCATTCGTCCTCGCCAGCGAGGCATCGGGGTCAGTGGCGCTGACCTTCTTGGGCTTGCCGGCCGGCGCTGGCTCCTGCTCCGGCGCCTCGTTCTCCGCCAGCACTTTGGTCACATGTTGCTGCACCAGGCTGCGCCAACTGACGTCCGCCCGGATCAGCGAGGCATCAAGATGGAGCATCTCCCCGCCCACCAGCCCCGCCTGCACGCACTGGGCGACGCTGCGCTCGAAGATCGCCCGAAAGCGCTCCTCTCCCCAGCGCTGGCGGATCCGGGTGAGGCTGCTATGGTCCGGCAAGGCCTCATCCAACTCGTAGCCCGCGAACCAGCGATAGGCGATGTTCACCTGCGCTTCCCGCAGCAGCTTGCGGTCATGCACCACCCCGTGAAAGAACCCCGCCAGCATCAGCCGTACCGCCCGCTCCGGATCGATGCAGGGCCGGCCGTTGTCTTCCGAGTACAGCCCCTTCACTTCCTCGCCCAACCAGCTCAGGTCCAGCACCGCCTGCACCCGCTTGAGGATGTGATCGTCCGGGACGTACTGCGACAGCGTGCCGGGGATGAAACATGTCGCCTGTCGGGGCCTCGGCTTGCGATACATACATCGCCTCTCCGCAAGCAAGTGATTGATTTCTATCTAAGTACCACTTCACGGAACACTTGTCCTGCTCAGAGGGCCTTTTTCAACACCCCCAGATTGCTGGCTTTTGGGGCCCTTCCGATGGCAGGGGCGAGCAAGCTGCAGCAAGCCTTCACGGGCCCGCTGCGGGACGTCGAATCCCACCGGTGCGAGGGCCAGAAAAGCCAGCAATCATTGAGGTTTTCTTGGGGTAGGGGAGGACGGGCGAAAAGGGTGGAGTGGGCCGATAAGCCGAGGTCGCGATGCAATGGGGCAGCGCAATAAAAGCGCAATGAAAGCGCAATAACGCGGGGCGCTTTTTTCGCGACGGAGCACGGCGATTCTGCTGGCAGAACATCGCCACGACCTAGGCAGACCGGTCCGCGGGAAGGGGGCCTCGTGAGTCCCCTGCGCTCAGCAAGCCCGAGCGCCAAGGAGGCGGGGCGGGGGGGGAGAGAAAGCCCTGCGACTGAGCGGCGGGGAGCGCGGCCTGCCGCTGCCGTTGGTGCGTTGCGACGTGTCAGTGCGGCTCTATCGCAAGGTCCACAAGGACTGCACGCTGAGCTTCGAGGGCTCCCGCTACCAGGTGCCCCACACGCTGGTGGGCAAGCGGATCCTGATCCGGTTCCAGCAGGGAGTACTGCGGATATTCGATGGGGACAGGCTGGTGGCGACCCACGCGCAGTCTTCTGCCAAAGGCAGACTGGTGGAGCTGCCGGGGCTGCGGGAAGCGATCCTGGCGGACCGGGAGATGAATGCCCGCAAGTACGCCTCGCCTCTCAAGGGCAAGGCGAAAGCCACCCTTAGCCCGCGCCTGGGCAAGTATGCTAGGGACGTGTCTCATAGGAGACCACAGGATGGTCGTCGGGAACCCGCAAAGGGGGAGTGTTGCGAAGGCCCACAACAACGCGACTACCTGTGCCGCGAGGCGATGGTGCTGGCGGGCTTGAGGGGCGTGAGCGAGTGGGGCTGTAGCCCGGAGGCAGTCGCGACCGCGTGAGTGGCTGATCGGGTGACAGGTGATCGGACCGGACCTCGGCCTCGGCCGGGGTCCTTCCCTTGGCCGGCCCCGCATTGGAAGGGCGTGCTCGCTTCGACGAAAGAACGCCTCTTAGGCCAACCTCGCGCCTCCAGCAACTTTGTTGAGGGGCAAGCGCAGGAAATCGGCCCGAGGGGCTTGACGGCCTGGCTGCAGTGTGGCATAATAGACCTGTGATGCAACTGTTATGCCGATGTGCGGAAGGGAGAGTAGGCGTGGACACAGCGAACAAGATCCGAGGGCGGCGCTTGCGGCAACTCAGAGTGACCGCCGGCCTGAGTCTGACAGAGGTGGCACGCCGGGCCAGTCTGCACCCAGCGATCCTATCTGATCTCGAACGAGGCACCGGCACGCGCCGACTCCTTACGTACGCTCACCCCCTCCGCCTCGTCTTGGGTGAGGAGGTGACCACCCTGGTCCAGGAGGAGATGCGCGACCGCGCTGAGGCCGAGGCCCTCGAAGCGATGCGAGCGCAGCTCACGGCGCGGCTTGAGCAGGCGGCCCTCGAGTTCGTCATGGAGGGGCGCCCTGGCATGGTGGGGACCTGGACGGGAGATCCAGCGGAGGTGGCCACCGAACCTGAGCGCCTGGCGAAGCGCATGCGCGAGGTGGCGGACCATCAGCGCGCGAAGGCGGCGGCGCTGACGCCGGACCTACTGGCCGACCGTGCGGGGATTCGCCTTGGCGAGGGTGACCGCAAAATCACGGAGCAGGTCTGCGCCACATGGCGGGAGCTGCTGAGTGAGGATGAAGACTGACCATCATCTGCCGCGCGGTGCGCGGCTTGTCGTGCGGGCGAGGCCCGCAGGCGAGTTCGTGTTGCATCGAGTGCACCAGGGCGGGGAGATAGCACCCCCGCCCGGAGATGACGCAGGCAGAGACCTGCTGACATAAGCGCCCGAAAGCGTCCGCCGGCCGGCGGGTATCTCCAGGGATGAACCCGCGAGTTCTCGATCAAGAGGGAGCTCGCGGGTTCGCTTTCGGATGGACACCAAGGGCGAGCAGTGCGCGTGATCGGTGCGAAAACCGAAGAGAAGCCAACGCAGAAGGCCGAACCCAAGGGGCCGGCCATGTCTTCTGTAGGACTAGCGTCCCGGCGACCTGCCGGTGCAAGTCGGAGATCGAGGTGAGACCATGAGCGATCACACACAGGCCATCGGCTCTCCAAGCGAGAGGCTCCAAATCCAGTGGGTGCCATTGGAGTCTGTGCAGCTGAATCCCGAGAACCCCCGTCTCAACGAACCCGCGGTGGAGCCGGTGATGCGCTCCATAGCGCGCTTCGGATTCAGAGTGCCGATCGTGGTGAACCGCCGCACCAACCTCATCGAGGCCGGCAACACGAGATGGAAGGCGGCTCAGCGCATGGGCCTGACCGAGGTGCCGGTGATCTTCGCCGATGACGATGAGGTGACGGCGCTGGCTTTCGCCCTGGCCGACAATCGCACCGCCGAGATCGCGCAATGGGACGAGCCCGCGCTGGCGGGGCTGCTCCGGCGGCTGGAGGCCGAGGATGAGCTCACATCCAGCGGGTTCAGCGACGATGATCTTGGAAGCCTGCTCGCTCGCCTGGACGCGCAGGAGAAGAGCGGTCGCGAAGAGACCTTCAATGCCGAGGCCGCCATGGGGGAGGCAGAGCAGCAGACCGGCCCCACCCGCGTTCAACCCGGCGAGATGTGGCAGTTAGGCCGCCACCGATTGCTGTGCGGGGACGCAATCGACCCGGCGAACTGGGAGCGGCTCATGGTCGGTGAGGTGGCGCAGGCCATCATCACCGATCCGCCCTACGGCATCAACTACCTCGGCGGGAGAGCCGCGCAGCAGGAGCGCATCGCGGCCAAACGCCGGGGGGCGGAGGGACAGGAAGCCGACGCCCACTGGGACGACCTCACCGATGACGAATACCGGCACCTGTTGACCTCCAGCCTGGGCCTGGCGCACCAGCACTCCGATGGTAAGGCCCCGGCTCTACCTGTGGTTTGCGAGTTCGCACTTGCGCGATGTACTGGACTGTCTGGCCGGGACCGGCTGGCAGGAACGGAACCTCCTGGTGTGGGTGAAGAACAACGGGGCCGGCGCGCTCTTCGCCCAGTACAAGCACTGGTACGAACCGTGCTTCTATGCCTTCAAGCAGGGCCAGGCCCCGCGCTGGCATGGGCGGACCAATGAGCGCACGGTGTGGGAGCACGACAAGCCTGCGGTGAACGATCTGCATCCCACGATGAAGCCGCTGGCCTTGATTGAGCGCTCGATCACCAACGCTACCGAACTGGGCCAGCTGGTGCTGGACCCGTTCCTGGGATCGGGCACCGCCATCATCGCGGCTGAACGCACTGGCCGGGGATGCTGTGGCTTCGACCTTGATGCGCGTTACTGTGACGTGATCCTATCCCGGTGGGAGTCCTTCACCGGGCGAGAGGCGGTGAAGCTCGATGACTGAGCATCCCTGGGAGCCGATGGACGGGGAGACCGCCAAGGCGTTCGAGGCGTTCGACCACTACCGCCGCCTGCCCCCGGGCGAACGCTCCCTCCAGCGGGCTTGGGAGGACTACCGCCAGCGCCCGGGCAACGCGCTCCAACGGAGCAAGAAGAGCGCCGGCAGACCTTACGGCCACTTCACCCGGTGGATGAGCAAGTGGCGCTGGCGGGAGCGCGCGCTGGCTTGGGATGCCGAACAGGCCGAGATCGAGCGCGATCAACGCCTCGACCGGGAATTGCGGGAGCGAGCCAAGGCGCACGAGGAGGAGCTCCGCCAGCGCCAACTGATGCGCGAAGAAGCGAGAGCGGCGCGGGCGGTGGGCCGGCGCATCCTGCTGCGAATCCTGCAGGGAGTGGATGCCGGTCAGCTGGACGAGCTGGCGCTCTCCGAATTGCTGCCTCATCTGGCGAAAACCTCCACGTTGCTGGAGGTGGGACAGAAGTTGGATCGCCTGTTCCAGGGCCAGCCCACGGATGTGACCCGCCTTGAAACCGACCGCCGGGAGACGGTGGGGAAGCTTGTGGCGGTGATGCAGGAGTTCGTGCCTGAGGAAAGGTGGGAGGAACTTGCCAGGAAACTCGACAGTCTCGAAGCAGACGAGTAAGTCACCGAGCCTGCTGGCGCTGGCGGCCAGCGAACTGGCGGCTGAGGCCGCCCGGGCGCGGCTGGCGCGCTGCCGGGACGACCCCGCCCTGTTCGCGGCCGAGTGCCTCACCTGGGCCTCCGGCGAGGGTCCGACGCCGTATCAGCTGGAGGCGCTGAGGGAGCTGAAGCGCCGGCGTCGCGTCGCGTTGCGGGGCCCCCACTCGCTGGGCAAGACGGCGCTGGCGGCATGGATCGTCCTGTGGTTTGCGGTGACCCGCGACGCCCTGCAGACGGGCGACTGGAAGGTCGTGACCACCGCGAGCGCCTGGCGGCAGCTGTCGCACTACCTGTGGCCGGAGATCCACAAGTGGGCGCGGCGCCTGCGATGGGACAGGCTGGGCCGCGAGCCGTTCGACGGGCGCAGCGAGCTGCTGCAACTGATCCTGAAACTGCGTCGCGGCGAGGCGTTCGCCGCCGCCAGCGATAAGCCGGACCTGATCGAGGGCGCGCACGCTGACCGGCTGCTGTACGTCTTCGACGAGGCGAAGGCCATCCCGCCGCCCACCTGGGACGCGGCGGAAGGCGCGCTGGCTTCGGGCGACTGCTATGCGCTGGCGATCAGCACGCCGGGCGAGCCACAGGGGCGGTTCTTCGACATCCACACGCGCAAGCCGGGCTACGAGGACTGGTGGGTCAGGCACGTGACCATCCTTGAGTGCATGGAGGCCGGCCGCGTATTACCGGACTGGGTGGAGCAGCGCAAGGCCCAGTGGGGGGAGGGAAGCGCGGTCTACCAGAACCGCGTGCTTGGGCAGTTCGCTTCGTCTGCCGAGGATGGCGTCATTCCGCTGGCCTGGGTCGAGGCCGCGAACGCGCGCTGGTATGCCCTACAGGAGTCAGATGCCTGGGAGCTCTTCTCCTCGGTGGGGGTCGACGTGGCGCGCAGCGGGGGAGACGTGACGGTGCTTGCGCTGCGCTACGGTGACGCCATCCGCGAACTGCGGCGCCTGGGCGGCGCTGACACGATGGCGACCACCGGCGCGGTGGCCGGGGTGCTGGATGCTCACGGGGGCGAAGCAATGGTCGACGTGATCGGGATAGGGGCGGGAGTGGTCGACCGGCTGCGTGAACAGGGGAAGGCCGTGACGCCATTCAACGCCAGTGAGCGCACGGATGAGAGGGACCGGAGTGGCGAGCTTGGGTTTGCGAACAAGCGGAGCGCGGCCTGGTGGGCGATGCGCGAACTGCTCGACCCGGCGGCGGGTTCACTCGTCGCCCTCCCTCCCGATGACCTGTTGACGGGGGACTTGACCGCGCCGCACTGGCGGGTGCTGAGCGGGGGACATATCCAGGTCGAAAGCAAGGACGAGATCAGGAAGCGGCTCGGTCGCTCGACCGATGACGGCGACGCGGTGGTGATGGCGTTTTGGCGCAAGCCGGCCGAAGCCGGGGGGTTCCTGGCATGACCCTCCGCGAGGGAGAGGAGAGCCGGTGCTGGCAACGGTGTCGTGCTGCTGCGACATCGCGTCGGCCTCACAGGTCGAAGAGCCACTAAGGCAGCAGCAACACCCGACCAACCTGGAACAGCCGTTTGTCGCGTCAGAAGTCGGATACTGCCGCCACGCGACCTGTAGCCTATTCAGGGCAACCGATCCACCACTGCCGGACGAGTACATCAGGGAACTGAACGGGCTTCAGAGCCTGATCGCCTGATCGAGCTGCTAGTGACAGGCATTCTCGTCCCACTGGAGCGCCGTGTCAACACTTACATGGACACTTAGCCGCACACGGCCTGTCAGGGGTGACGCGAAGCGGGGGCGGCCTGTGCCGCCCCCGCTTTCATCTCACCTGGGCCGTGCGTCGGCTCAGTAGTCCATTCCGCCACCGCCCGGAGGCATCGCCGGAGCCCTCTCCTTCTCCGGCTTCTCGGCAATGAGCGCCTCCGTGGTCAGCAGCATCCCCGCGATGGAGGCCGCGTTCTCGAGCGCTGACCTGGCGACCTTGGCCGGATCCACGATCCCGGCTTTCACCAGGTCCTCGATCTGCTCGGTCAGTGCGTTGAGGCCGATGCCGGGCTTCTCGCCCTTCACCTGCCCGACGATGACCGAGCCCTCCAGGCCGGCATTGTTGGCGATCGTGCGCAGCGGCTCCTCCAATGCTCTCCGGACGATGTCCACGCCGATCTTCTCCTCACCCCGGGCCTTCTCGCGCACCTTCTCCAGCGCCGGGATGATGTTCAGGAAGGTGACCCCGCCACCGGGCACCAGGCCCTCCTCGACACCGGCTCGGGCAGCAGACAGCGCATCCTCCACCCGGTGCTTCTTCTCCTTCAGCTCCGTCTCGGTGGCTGCCCCCACCTTGATGATCGCCACCCCGCCGGCCAGCTTCGCCAAACGCTCCTCCAGCTTCTCCCGGTCATAGGAGGAGTCGGTCTCCTCGATCTGGCGGCGGAGCTGCTCCATCCGGCCTTTGATCGCCG